TAGCCCCTACAGACAATCCACTACGACCTTGTTGGAACAACTGGTTTTGCAACTGAGCCATCTGACGCTCACGGCTAGGAGCAAGCAAGTCTTGTTGCTGTTGAATATATTTAGCCGCAACTTGTTCAGGACTTTGACCCAAGTATTGCTGACCCAAGCCAAACAATCCTGATGCCGCACTCTGCAAAGGCGCATACTGTTGTTGAGCCATCTCTGCTTGACTTAAAGCGCCACCAGTAAGACCCATCAATCTATCTTGATAGCCTCTTAATTCAGGAGAAAGGTTGTAACTAGCGCCAGTTAAGTAACCTTCAGGAGAAGTTTGAAATTGGGAACTACCATAACGGGTAGTAATCCCAACAGGGCGAAACATTGCCGCTTGAGCCGCTTGTTGAGCCGCATAGCGTTGAGCCGCAGCAGATGTATTTGCCGCTGACTCAGTGGCAGACGCTTGTTCTTGCGCCCCTAAAAATCCTAGTACCGCACCAATAGGCATATCAATCCCCTTTAATCAAAACATCATCCACTTTAGACGGGTCTTTCTCGTCTGTAGCGTGAATGCAAAACCAAACACAATCAGTAATCGCCTTAACCCCATGAATCAATCCTGCCTTGATCTCAATGCAAGCAGGGGCAGTCACAATGTCAATCTCAGTACCACGCAACACAGCAACCTTGCCTTCAGCCAAGATAGATAAGTGACTGAAGTTATGGGTGTGTTTCAGGATGGCTACACCAGCAGGAAACCTAGCTTCCTTGGCATACAGTCCATCAGAAAAGTGGTGTGTAATCATGTTTACTCAAAAAGAATGTTTACACTGCCAGAATCAAATGCGTCAGTGCCATTGACTGTAGTTATACGAATGCGATCAAGAGTTCCAGAAAGTGTCTTTTTACCAGCACCAATAGAATTTGCTAATGACCCGCCAGAAGTAATGACAGATGAACCAACCCATGAACCTGTACTTACATCAAGTAAACTAATGGTAAATAAACCATCACTAGCATAACCCGCATTATTTGCGGCTCTTATTAAATAACCTGCTGTACTTGTTGCTGTACTTGTATTGTTATCCCAAGAGCCACTTGTATAACCAGTAGTTTGAATACCCCCTGAAGTGCCAATTTGCACAAGTAAATTACTATTTCCATTAGTGCTTACGCCACCAAACATCACAGTAACTCTTTGTACCCATGATGGAATACTTGTAAAGTCAACACTTGTGCCTGATACAGAAACAACAGTGCCAGATGTAAGTATATTAATGTTAGATTGTATATTCCCACCCATTCCAGCAATATTAGATGGTGCTGTAGCGTATGCGCCAGCAGTTGCTTGTGTTGACTCAACATATCCAACAATCCTGAATGGAACATTAGTTCTTGCAGTTGTTGAATAAATTACAGTTCCACTATCTGCCGTTCCAGTTCCACCTTCAGCCGTTGTACTAATCAAATCAGACTCATCCAACAAACCATAGGCATTTGCATTCACAACAGCTAATTCAACTGTTCCAGCATTATCTATAGCTAATACAGCTAATTTAGACAATACTCCACTTATAGTCCCAAGTGTAGAGCCATTGGAAACAGTCATTGAAATTGCGGTTGTGAAGTTTCTAGTTGTAGTTGCACCAGAAGTTGCTGTAGATGATCTGAAATCTAATGAACAGGGACTCAATCCTAAAGTCAAAGCATTTGATGCAATAGTAGCCGTTATTGTCTGGATTTGCTTATAAGGTATGTTTGAACTGCCCTCAAAAGCAAACGACCAACTTGCGGCAGTTGTTCCTGTAATAAGAATACAAGTACATCTAACAGTCGCATCAGCAGGAATTAACGTAATTGTGTTTAAACCACTTGATTGAACAGTTACAACTCCAGTTGAGTTGTTAACAATCAAATAGCTAAGTCCAAGTGCAAGTGTGCTTGTAACAGGCAAAACAACAGTTTGAGTTGTTGTGCCAGTAAAGAATTGTTGATTTGTACTGGTAACTGTAAGTGTTGTAGTTCCAGCCGCAGTAGCTGTAGTTGTGTAACCTAATTTAATGTTGTCAATTACAGGTAAAACAACATTGCTTAAAGTGGTTACACCAGTTGCAGAAAGTGTTGTAAAAGCACCTGTACTTGGGGTGGTTGCACCAATAGTAGAACTATTGATAGTTGAAGTTGTTATTACTGCCGCCGAAATTGCTCCTGAACTTGAATCTAGTTTTGTTCCAATAGCGGTTTGAATGTTATTGAACTCAGTATCAATCTCAGTACCCTTAACAATCTTTAAAGGATTGCCAGAAGTTAAAGCATCTTTAGTGGCAAAGTTGGTTGATTTGGTGTAATTGGACATGATGTTTCCTTTAACTTACTTTGCCATTTTTGGCTTGAATTTCAATCTTTTGAATAGATAAAGCAGACCCATTTATGTCTGTTTCATACCCTGTTTGAACAACTTTACCAGCCCCAGATGCAGAAACAGTTAAGGTTTGCAATGCAACACCATCAGAATATTGTGCAACTACAGTGGCATTAGCACCATACTCAGCAACACCATAATATGACTCACCCTGAGTTGGAATTAAATCATCAGCAGACAAATAATTTGTCTTAAAGTCGAATCCCCACTTAAAGGTAACAGTCTGGTTTGTACCGCCAATAACCACAATAGACAACTTCTTCAAAATAGAAGTTTGGTTCTGATTACCAAGGTCTGCATGGTTTGTGTAGTACAAGAAACGATAAGCAGTGTCGTAATCTTGGTAAGTATCATACAAACCGATATATCCATTCTTGCCAATGTACAAAGTACCATCACGCCTAGACAAAAAAGATGTTGGTGTTATTGAGTCCCAAGTAGTTGCTCTTGCCGCACCATCAGGCAAATAAGCCTTGGTATCAAAACAAAATACAGCACTTATAGATGGTGTAGTCAATAAATAAAACGCTTCACGCTCAGAATAGACAGACTTAACATTTGCCAATGTCTCACCAGCAATTACAGTTGTTAAGTCATTACGAATGTTCTTAGACAAGTCTCTCTCAGGTGAAGACTTCTCTTGAATTGTTCTCATCAAAGAACGTACACCGCTGTTAGACAAGAAAAGCACATCGGTGCTAGTAGTTTGAATGCTGTCTCTAGCAATGCAACCAATACCTTCAACAGTGTCGCTTAGTGTCATAGTTGATGGAGCAGTAGCACCTGAATAAATAAGAATTTGACGCTTGCCAAATATAAACAGAAAGCCATTGTGTGCGGCAAGACCTGTGATCTCATCAGCACCATTAACCCATACACTGTTTACGTTTAAAGAACCAGCAGTACCTGTAGACCATACATGACCAGAGATCAAGTCTGAGAAGAAAACTGTTGCGTTATTGGCTGTAGTGTTTGCCGCCCACAATCTACCAAAAGCAGAAATTACAATGTTGGCATCAGGCACAGTGCCTACATAACCTGTCTTCTCACTAACTCTACGAAAGGTGGTTGTGCTAACAGCAGGGTCAAAGATTAAAGCATTAAACCCTGACTGAAAAAAGTAAGTGATGCTGTTTAAAGATGCTGTTTGCCAGTTACTTGCGGTAATGGTTGGTGCAGTACCGCCACCACCATAGGTCAACTCAACAACAGCATTAGACCCATCAAGTTTAAACAACTTGTTGTTACCAGCAAACAATATAGTCAAAGTGCCATCAGCTTGAACTAACTCATGGATGACCTTAACGTCATTAGCGCCTAGATTCCCGCTAGACGCATTGACCCTTGAAAAACCTTTGCGTGAACCCATCCGACCATACTGGTCAATGATGCAGTTTGTCGCAACCAAAGCATATCCAGCCGCAAGATCAAGAGGTGAGTCTTGCGTATTCAGACCATAAAGTGCTGGTGCTGAGATGCTAAAGGTTTGTATTTGTTGGCTCATACTGGTACAAACTCTTGATTTTCAGGGTAACGAGTGCCTTCCAAAGCAATGCTGTCAGACAACATGGCTTTATACAACTGGTATGCCTCAGATGAAGTCAAGCCACCATCTTCACCACGCTCTACTAAAGCACGGGCATAGGCATTCTGAGCCACCAAAGTATCAGCAACAGACACAACAGTTGCATCTGATGACAACGTAGCTTGTGGCACTGTCAAGGCGAACTTGATTGTGTAAACACCATCAGGTATTGGGTACAAATTTACCTTGGTGTCGTAACTAGCATCAACTCCGTCAAACGCAAATTCGGTGGGAATAGAATTGACAAGTGGAGTGAAGTTTAACTTGCGGTTCATGTCCACAAAAGTGATGTTTATGAGTCCAACATTACTTGTGGTATTGATTACATCCATGACTTGAAACTTCTGACCAGCACCTGTTAAAGAATAAGCTGCTGTGGATGCTACTGTGGTAACAGTAATGGTTTGACCCAAAACATTCCAAGAAAAAGCATCTTCAATTTGACGTTTGGCATCGTTGACAAACTTGCCAATTAGGGAAGAATAAGTTGTTTCGGAAACAGTAGAAACTGTTGTCTCACGCAACCTTACTAATACATCGTTTACAAGTTCTAAGTAAGTCATCTGCTTGCTTTCGCTTTGTTCCTTGCGGATATAGCTTTAGCTTTTGCCTTTGCGTCTTCCTTGGAGTTTGCACCCCAAGCCTTCAACGAAAGAAGCAGTCTTGTTGGTTCACCATCCTTGTACTCTGCACCAGCATTGTTGCCCATGCGAGCCAAGAAACTTGCTCTGCGAGGGTTATCCCCCGACTTTACTGGCGGCTTCAGATTACCACCAGTTTCCTGATTATAAGACGCTCTGCCCTTGGCATTCAAGCCGCCTTTTGGATTTTGACCAGCTTTTGTTTGCCAAGTGGGTGTTTTCATCTTTTACCTCATCTAAACTTTGACGTTTTCTTTGCAATGCTCTTTG